TTATAATGTTGCTATGGGTCATGGTGCTTTAGATGCAGTTCAAACAGGAAATAGAAATACTGCTCTTGGTACTTTTGCATTAACATCTAATACAGGATCTTATAATGTTGCTGTTGGTATGTATGCACTTAATCAAAATACAAATGGTCAATTTAATGTTGGTGTTGGTTATCAAGCACTGGATGCAAATACATCAGGAGAATATAATGTTGCTATTGGTTATGAAGCATTAAAAACAAACACAACTTCAAATGGAAACACTGCTGTTGGTCACTATGCATTAAGATTAAACACAGGTGCTAAAAATGTTGCTATGGGTACAAATGCAGGTGGGGTAATATCAACTGGAATTCAGAATACTGCTGTGGGTTATAATGCACTGGATGATTGCACAACAGGATCAGAAAATACTGCAGTAGGAGAACAAGCTTTAACTGCTGTTACAACAGGTGGTGCTAACACTGCTGTTGGTAGACTTGCTTTACAACTATGCACAGGATCACATAATACTGCAGTAGGTAGAGAGTCTTGTAGAGATAACACAACAGGAAATTATAATACTATGGTGGGAAGGTCTGCTGCTGAAAATATGACAACAGGAAGTAATAATACTTGTTTGGGAGCTAATGCTGGAAGATATAGTGATCCTTTTGCTCTTACTAGCCAAGATAATAGAGTGGTAATTGGTGATGGTAGTGTTAGTAATGCTTACATAACAGTTGATTGGACTATAGTTTCTGATGAGAGAGATAAAGTTGATTTTGCAGAAGTTCCACATGGATTAGATTTTGTAAATAAATTAAAACCTAAGAGTTTTTGGAGAAGAAAAGAAAGAGGTAGTGATGAGAAGCAAGGACCTCAACACTATGGATTTGTTGCACAAGATATTATTGCTTTAGAAGGTGACAATCCAGTAATAATTGATAATGAACAAGAGGAAAAACTTAAGTATACAGAGTCACATCTAACTCCTGTTCTAGTTAAAGCAATACAAGAACTTTCTGCAAGGGTTGAAGAGTTGGAGAGCAGACAGTAGAATAAGTGTCCTATTAAATGGACAAGGTGCTGAAAATAAGTTAGAATAAAGACAGTTCATACATATGTGATGCAACTGACTAGTACAGAAAAATTAATATTCATCTCAAGTTTCATGGTTGCTATGAACTGGGGTGTTAGATTGACACAAATTATCATTCGTCATGCTTTATACTAGTATCATAGGAGACAAGCATAGAAGCACCTCTGAGAGGGTTCTAAGGTGGTTTAAGAGTCAATATCTACCTAGACATCATCTAGACATTTCTTTGGTTTATAAGAACCTAGAAAGTGATGGTGTCTTTGGATGGTGTATGGTGGAAGGAAGTCTATCAAAACCTAGAACTTTCCTTATAGAAATCCATAACAAACTTGATTACAAGACTTATCTCACAACCTTAGTTCATGAATTATGGCATGTATATCAATATGTCAAAGGACTACCTCAATGTGAAGAGGAAGCAGCAACTATGGAGAAAGTTCTCTTTAATAAATTATCCTGTCTTAACATACAGGCATCTTAAAATCTTGAAAAGCCTAACTAGCTTTGTCTAGTTTAATCAAGGTGTATCTCGCTTTACTTTAAATTATCATGGCACTGACTAAACAGAAATTCATTTATGTGAAACCTAAATCCACAGATGCAGAAGAGAAGTTTGATTGTTATATGAACAGATTGCACTCATGTAGAGTAACCAAAGAGGATGTGCATACCTATTATCTTTCTTCTATTACAGATAAGTATTGTTTTGAATTAAATAAAGAGTTTGATAAGAACTGGGAGGTCATCAAATGAATTATGATGAGATAGTCAAAGCATTAAAGGAAGAGAAGAAATTGAATGAACAACTGGGAGAGGTTGGTGAGGGTGTAGATGAGCAATTATCAAGCAAAAGAAGGAGAAATGGTAGTGATTTAGACTCATTAGATGGCATATTTGATTAAGTTATATTGAGGAACTCTAAAGATAACATTAAGAATAGTCAATTTTTTATAGATAATGTTATAATATCAAGATATTGTTCTTAGTGGAGGTAGCGATGATTCCTTTGGATCAAAAATATCAATCATACTTAGATGGTTCTAAGACAATGATGATTGATGGTAAAAGGGAAAAAGTGAAAGGATATGGATACTCTTGTGATGGCAATAAGATTATTGGGTACTATGTTACAACTGAATCTTATAAAATCTATTACAACCTACAAGAAGAGTTCCAAAAATTAGAAATGATAAAAGAAATGGAGATAATTCACTAGTCAAATTAGTAAAGGAGGATGATTTATGAGTGGCGATAATTTACATGGAAAACAACCAATTAAATTCTATTCTGAGGAATTAACAATTGCAAAGATAGAACTAATAGAAAAGCAATTAAATCTAGGAGATAAAATCTCTGACCTAGATGAAAAACATAAGCATTGGAGTAGAATATTATTTTCAACATCTGAATTGACAAAAGAAACCTGATATCCTATACTGTCACTATAATAGAAAATCACAGGAGAAAATGAAATTCTTGTACATTGTTGATCATTTTGTACCATTTCCTCAGTCTGAATATGGTGGAATCTGGAATGTAATTGCAGGCACAGAAGAAGAATGTTTTGATCTAATTGTTGCAGAAGATCAAGATAATTTCTTAGAATACTATGGTAAATTAAGGGGTAACATATCCAAATCAGATAAATATAAGGTGGAAGGCAATGCAGAGTCAAAGGTTGTCTCCTCATTCTTAACTTAGAAAGCGATGTCAGATAACTTTAGTTTGGTTCCATCTCTTCAAAAGCATGTCAGAGATTTAGAAGAGAAGGTAAATCAAAAAAACAAAGAAATAACAAATTTAAAAAATTTAATTCAATTGATGCAACAAAGAAATGTATGATCCTCAAGTAAATGACTATGTTCGTTGGACAACAGAACTTGGCATGGTACATGAAGGGTGGGTTTACTATAAAGGTAAACCAGATGATAATGCAAAGAGAATTAAAGATAAATGGGTGGCAACATCTAATTACATAACCATTGAGATTGCAACTAAACCTAGACCAACTTGTGATCTATCAACATTTTTTCATAAGAGGATTCATGTATGCTTATGTTGTTATGAGAACAACTGGCATGAGTTGGAGTTTATCAGGAAAAGAGTTAGTAAACAAGATGATACTGACCCTGATGAACTAAGTTATGGTGCATACAAGTCACAGAGATACAGACCTCTTGACGTTCAGTAAAATTTATTCTAAAATAAAGAATAAATTATTCAGTTTTATGCCAATACCAGATTTCTTTTCCCCTGATGATAGTGTCAAGTATCTAAAGAACTTTGAAGAGAATACAGATTCATATCTAGCAGCATTGGATTATGTAAAGGAGAGAGTATTTGGAGAAGGAACAATGCTAGATGAATTTAATGCTGATACCTTAGATGCTTTATGCAAACTGACAAATAAATTAATTGAGGACACAAATTATTCCTTTGCACAGGAACACCCAGAGTATAAAAATGTAGAACAAATTAATTCAAAAGTATTTTACTTAGAAAATTTTAGACCTGAGAAATAAATTATTACAAGTGTAGTACGGAGATACCATATATAGTGTTATGATTATGTTACAATGGTCACTTTATTGATTGGATCTCTTGACAACTTGGATTATTTTCTTTATACTAGTAAAAGGTAGTCTCTCAGGGTTTTTCTCATGCCAATTAGTTACGCTTATGATCAAACTCAATCAAAGTACAGAGTTACTTTAGAGTTAGATGTTCAAAAGGATTTCAATCCTTATAATATAGACTGGTCAAAAACATTAGATGTTTTACCAAATGAAAAATTAAAAGTATATGTAGAAGATTTGAACTTGCCTGATGTTTGGTAGAAATAAATAATATATGAAACAAATTAATCTTCCAATGAAAAAGTCATTCTTAGAATTTATGTCTCTATGTGAGGCAGTTTATGATAAGGATGTAATGGGGCGTTCACAAATAAAGAAAACTGGAGAGGGTGGAAGAATAGCACCAAAGAGAAAGCAAACTGATGCAGAGAAGAGAAGAATGAAGGCAGTAGGTGGTGGTAAGATGGCACCTGCAAAGACATATAAGGATAGAAAAGATATAGGACAAAGTAATGTAAAGAGATCACCAGCAGGTAGAGAACAGCAACCAACAAAAGAAAGAGGTAGTGCAAGACTAGACCCAAGAGAAGCACAAAGAAAAGCAGCAAGAGAAAGAAGAGCAGCAAAGGCAGGTGCTAAACCTAAAACTGCTGATGAGTTACTAGCAAAGAAAGCAAAGGCAAAAGTAGATCCAAATTATAAACCTGCAAAGGCATCTGGTATGACTAGGGCAGAGAGAATGAGTGTAGTAAGAAAAGGAGAAACTAAATTAAGAAATATAATGAAAGGACAAGAGACAGAGAAGTATAAAAAAGCAACAGGACAAGACCCTGATAAGAAAGGTAAAATGAAGATCATGGGTAGAGTACATCAAAGAATGAGTAACTAATGCTAAAAAAACTTTCTAACATTCAAAAAGATAAATTATTGCATTTTTTCTGGGGATCAATTCTCTCTTTTATTCTTATACTTTATTTTGGAATAGTTGGAATGATTATTGCTCTTATTATTCCAGCAGTTAAAGAATTGTACTATGACAAGTATCTTGGCAAAGGTTGTTGTGAGTGGGCAGATTATTTTTATACTATTGCACCAACAATAATGTTGGCAATTATGAAATATCAATGACTCAATTTACTGTTAATGCAAGATACACCGACCATCAAAACAGGTCACATTATATTACTGAAACTGTAGACACCTCTGATAGAAGATACATTCAAGATTTTATTAGAGCAAGATACCCAGTTGGTAAACAGTTGTTTATCAATAGTGTCAGACAAAATTAATCTATTTGACAACTAATTTATTATGAAAGATACAATTTTATTTGGAGACTGTAGAGAGACACTAAAACAATTTGATGAGAAAGCAAGAGTGTGTGTCACTTCCCCACCATATTATGGTTTGAGAGATTATGGTGGAGAAAATAATCAGATTGGTATGGAACAAACACCAGAGGATTATGTAGATGAAATGGTTAAAGTATTCAGATTGGTAAGAGATAATCTTACTGATGATGGTACATTATGGTTAAATATAGGAGATAGTTACTATAACTATAGAAGTGATGGAAATTATCCTAAACAGACAGTAAGTAAAACTAGACAAGATTTACCTACTAAAACACCTGTTAGAGGAAATAAATTAGAGGGATACAAGAGTAAGGATTTGATTGGTATTCCGTGGTTATTAGCATTTGCATTAAGAAAAGATGGTTGGTATTTGAGACAAGATATTATATGGCATAAACCTAACCCAATGCCAGAAAGTGTGAAAGATAGATGTACTAAATCACATGAATATATTTTCCTATTAAGTAAAAATAAGAACTACTATTATAACAATGAAGCAATTAAAGAACCAGTTAAACAAGATTGGGGAACAAGAGATAGAACCAATGGAAAATATCACAATGAAGGAACAGGATTACAACCACATTCAGGTCTTACAAAATCATATACAAAAAAGAATAAAAGATCTGTTTGGTCAGTAACAAAGAAACCATATAAAGGTGCGCACTTTGCAACATTTCCACCAGAGTTAATTGAACCTTGTATCAAGGCAGGTAGTGAAGTTGGAGATATAATTCTTGATCCTTTTATGGGATCAGGAACAACTGCTATGGTGGCAAAAATGTTAGATAGGTATTATATTGGGTGTGAATTACATGAGGATTATGGTAACTTAATCCAAGAAAGAGTACCAATAAATGTTAGTTACCTCTAAATTGCGTTAGTAGTGAGATTGATTAAATTATGAAGAACTTACATCTTGAACACCCAGAGGATATGATATTAGAGGGGAATGTAAAAGTATTTGATGCACTATATGAAACAGCACACCTATCACTTAAGATTGATGGTGCGCCAGCAGTTGTATTTGGGACTCACCCTGAGAATGGTAAGTTTTTTGTAGGAACTAAGAGTGTATTTAATAAGAAGAAAGATATGATTTGTTATACTATTGAAGATATATTCAAGAAGTATGATAGAAAAACTCATTACAGTTTAATGAGAGTATTAATTAAATGTATTCTATATTTACCTAAAGTAGATGGAATTATACAAGCAGACTTTATTGGTATGGGTGGTAGTAACATATACAGACCTAATACTTTAGAGTATCACTTTCCAGAGATAGTTAAGGAGAAGATTATATTAGCACCCCATACAAAATATACTACTAACTCAACATTATTAGAGTGTGTTGCTAAACCTTTAGTCACTCATCTTACAGATAATGAGAATGTTAGATGGATTCAACCAACTGTAGATAGAGTATTTGAAGCATTAGAACCACCAAAGGTAGATACTGATAAGGTTACTTTCCTAACTGCAAAGGAAGCAAAGATAGCAAAGACAGCAATTAATCAACTTATCAAAGATGATGTAGAGTTATCTGACTATAATCTATTTGAGATACTTGGTTGTAATCATCTTGTAAATCTATATCAGTTAATACTAGAGATTAAACAAGATTTGATGGATAGTTTTATTGTATATGGTTCACCAAAATGTTATGTTGATGGTATAGAAATCAAGGGAGAAGGATTTGTTATGACTACAAAGTATGGTATAATTAAATTAGTTGATAGAAAAGAATTTGCTTATGCTAATTTCAATAATGGTAGATTCAGAAAAAGTTAGTTACCTCTAAATTGCATAACAAGTAAGAATTATTAAATATGAATCAAGTCACATTAAGACCACATCAGACCAAGACAGTTAAAGCAATGTTATATCACAA